CGCTTAATCACTTTGCGATCAATTAACTCACTATCTTCTAGTTGTCCTAATTCTTGCATATCACCCTCAACCTGATAAATTGTATGATGATATTCAGTTGGCGGTTTAGGGTCACTTGCTGTAACAGTTTTTCTTATTAGCTGCGGCAATTCTAATTTTAGCCACTTGTGCTCTAGTGTTTCAGTATCCAATAAGATAACCCCTGTATCTACAAGCTGTCTGTGAAAACTAGTTGTAATTGGACTACCTGGATATAAAATATTTGCCTGAGAATTTTCATAGCTGTGTAAGTCTCCGGCTAAAACAACGTTCCAGCCACTAAAAATATTTAAATCTACTTCTGGTGTTACATGTGGTGGTATACTACCACGTACGTGAGTACATAATATCTCTCCACCTTCTGGCCATGGATTAGCTTGCTCAAAATCTTTTAGTTTGTTGTAAGGTACAAACTCTATTCCATAATCGCTATAGTAGTCATCTACAACTATTACTTTTCTGTTCATTAAGTTGGTTACACGAGCTAAATTTGTTAAAAAAGTAGTAGACTTTTTAACAGCCTCATGATTGCCACTATAAATCAGTGTAGGTATATTGCAGTTACTAATCATATCAAAATAGATTTCTAACTCCTCCATACTAGGCAGTTTATCAAATACATCTCCGCCTATAATGAATATATCTGCTTTTATTTGTTGTAGTGCCAACTGCTGCCACAATAACTTATATCTATTTTTAGCCCACTCTACAGGAACATTTTTTTGACCTAATTTTATGTGAATATCTGCTGTAAATAATACTTGCATTGTTATTGTTTCCTAAAAATAAATAGCCCAGTAATTTAGCTTACTGGGCTTATTATTAACCTAACTCTTTAATAGCTTCTTGTTCGCTGTCTGTAGTTTCTTCATCTTGTTGACTATTTACTTTTTCTAGCAAAGCTTTTACTTCTTCTGCTGTAGGTCTAGGAAACTTTTCATCAATGCTTTGTGCTTTATCAGCTAGTTCACGATCTTCGGCACTTAACTTTCTTTGCTTGCAGCGCAACACTTGCAGGGTATACTCTACATTAAATGCAAGCGGGCCAGTTTTTTGACGCTTGAATACAACGTCCCAACCTGTATCATAATCTGTAGGATCGCCTAAATCTTCTGCAGCAGTAAGAATCTGCTCAAATAATTTCTTTTTAAGATTAAGTGCTTTAACACGTCCATCTTTAGGATCAATACAGTTAATAGAGTAGCTCCAGCTGCATTTTAGGTCAGGATAGTACTCAGGTACATGATCTTTTTCTACATTATCAAACTTTTCTTTATCACGGCTAAAGGCCAAGCACTCAACAGGAATATCTTTGTTGTTTGTACCTTTGATCCAATAAATATAACGAGGAAGAATACCACCAATTAATCGTACTGTGTTTTCGCCTTCTTTATACTCGTAAGTTTCTACCTTATTTGTTACTGCTTTACCTTTTGTTTGCTTAAAAGTTAGTGCCATTTATTCCTCGTATTTAAAATAAATTTTATTGTTTTTGATTGTTAATAATGGATTGTAGGTTATTGCGTTTATATTTAGATCAGGATAGTAAGTTAAGTCCAAGTGTGTATACTTTAAGTCTTTGTATTGTTGATAACTTCTACGTCCTGCTAGGTCTACATATTGCGCTCTATATAATATATCTACATTTTTGTCTAAGAAAAAATCTTGTGCATTTTTTAAGAAGCCCAATCCATTCAGTTTAGGGTCGTTTCTTTTATAATGTTTGTATAACATATTTAATAATTTTACTGGATCGTACTTACTCAAAGTCTTGGCTTTTTGTAAATCAAATCTATATATTTTTCTTTCGACCATTATATATTATAACACAGCTAATCAAATACTGCAAGTTAAAAATTCTATACCGTTATGACTTCCCAGCCCTTCTTAAGATATAGCCCTAGCCTATCATTATTTTGTTTCTTGTCTAGCCAGCCGCTAAACTGCACATCTACTACTACAGGATTTAGTTTACCTGGATGTTCTCGCATAACTCTGCCAATAATTTGTTCTAATAAACTGTCGTTACTCATTGGTACTGCTAATATCACACAACTTAAGATGTTAATCGAGATTCCTTCGCTAAATATCTGTCTACTGCCAGCAATGCACATTTTTGTTTTATTAAGTATTTGTTCTTTTGCAAGCTGTCTTTCTTCTGTTGAGGTGTCGCCAGTAACCAACAAACACGTTTCACCAACATATTCTTTTACCTTTTCTAGAAATTCTACTCTATCTGCTACTATTAGTACACTGTGCCCGTTACTAATATGATATTTAGCTAAAACACTAACAAACTTTCTATAATCGTTGTTTTGCGTTAGCTCATTTATTTTTTCAACCCAACTTGCTTTTGGATTTAGTACTATATTACTCTTAATTAAATGTACTTGTGGATTAATAGTATTACTTTGTGGTGGCCTATAAACTACATCACCAAAATAGTCTTGAAACACTACATGCTTTCCATCTTTTCTAGTCATTGTTCCACTTAGTGCCAATCTATATCTGCTATGAAAACTATCTACAGTTTGACTAAAAGTGCTTGCTGGACAGTGATGAGCTTCATCTAAAATAATAGCACCAAATTCTTTGTTTATCTTTTCTAGGTGTTTTACAATACTTTGCACATTTCCAACTACTATGCAGTGATCATCAATGTCAAATACTCCGCCACCAATAATTCCTGGAGTTATTCCAAATAGGGTTTCTACTTCATCCACCCACTGATCTCGCAATGCTGTAGTATGCGTTATAATTAGTGTTTTTTGCTGCCACTTACTAGCTATGTGTAAGGCAGTAAATGTTTTACCCCAGCCTACTAGTGCATTAATAAAGCAGGTATCATTAGCTTGTTTGTATATTTCTTCTTGTTCTGGTCTTAGGTTAAATTTTGGTGTAGGAAAAGGAACATTATTATATACACGTTTATCTATAATCTCATATTCTTCTGGTATTAGGTCTGTACGTCCTTGAGGAACACTTATCATGCCTCCATTGAATAACTTGTAATTTTTTATAGTTTCTACTGTATTAAATTTTTTAGATCCAGTATTTTTTGCAAGTTTATAAGTTAATGTATTTGCTATAAACTTAGTAGCAGCGTTACCTGGATTATCCATATAAATTCTATTACTTATAATAGCTTTCATACTAGTCTCCAAGTTGATTTGATTTTTTCATTGCATAAACCGTAGAATAATACTTTGCCGTTGTAGTGTAAAATTGCTGCATACTTTTCATTATTTGGTACTGTTAGTGATTTAAATCTTTCTACTAGACCCTCAACCTCTAATACACACCCTATGCCACTAACAGGTAAAACTTGTTTTATCTTGTAAATTTGCAGCTTGGCGCGTGTAAATTTTTTGTACTGAAAAACAGCTCCGCTACTATCTATAAACCAAACTTTTGGTGTAGCCATTTTTACTAAATCTTGCAGGGTATATATTGCAGTAGATATTTTATATAAATTATCTTTATTAATACCTAATCTTCGTAAACCTAGTGTCTTTTGTGGTAGTGTTTGATCATCTACAACTTTTATTGTATTTACTAAATTGTTTTCTTCGTTGTCTAATAATTCTGTGTGATAATAAACAACCCCACTTTCTACTTGGGGCTGTTTATTACCTAATTTAAATACGGGCCAAGTTATTTTCTCTAACTGCATAAGTTTCTTCAAAATGACCAAAGCTATAGTCATCACCAATATCTTGATCTACACCAATAGGAAATCCGCTAATGTTACAGCCCCAGTCATATTGAGTATTTTTACGCAATATACCACAATATTGTTCTACGTGCTCGGTCTTAACAAGTGCCACGATTGAGTCATGGACAAGCATGAAGATTCTTGCGTCAAGTCCGCACTGGACAATTTCTCTAGCAGTTCCAATAGCTCCGAGTAGGTTAACGTCACTTGCCAGCGATTGGATTTCTGAATTAATTCCACTTCGTACTTCGTGGGCTGCGATTCCTTTGTCACTGCTGAATACGTTAGGAAGCCGTCTTTTTCGGCCAAAAAAC